CGTGTCAATGAAGAACAAGGATCAAGAGATCAATGATGCCATAGTACAGCAGGCAGAGGTCGAGGTTCCACGCAGTGGTTATGACAACACAGCATTTTATGTGACGGCAACGGTAGATGACGAACCAGTCAAGCCAGGCACCACACCATCAGTGGACGGCTACCTGGTGGGATACATGACCGGCAACAATGTTCCGCCCAACGGACTGCCCGTGACATCGGGCGTGAGCTTTCCTGCCAATCCAGGCAGTGGCGACTACGCACTGAGATTGGATTACTTTCCCAACAGGCTGTTCAGATTTGATGGCACCAGATGGGTCAAGGTAGAGGACGGCGTGAGAACAGAATTGACACCGGGTGATACAGACAACAAGACACTGAAAGAATCATTCCAGAGCAACACAGCAACGGTACAGACGACGGACAGGGGCAACATACCAAGTAGCCAATCGCTGTCTGACCTGTTGAACCCCAAAAAGGATAACTAATGGCAGGACAGACAGTACCATTTTTCTATGACGACCAGATAAGGCGTTTCCTCATACAGTTCACGAGGATGTTTTCCAACTACCAGGTGGAATACGGAGTGGACGACACGGGTGCGGCCACGTTGGTGCGTGTACCAGTCAGGTACGGAGACGCATCCAGGCAGGCATCACAGATCATCGCACAGAACTCCAGGAGCAAGATGCCTAGTTCTCCCATGATGACTTTCCACATCACGGCACTGGACTATGCCAGGGACCGCGTGCAGGAGCCATTCTTCGTTGACAAGAAGACGCTGAAACAGAGGACCTGGGACACCGACACACAGACATACGAGAACACACAGGGCAACGCATTCACCATCGAGAGATTGATGCCAGTGCCCTACAACATGACCATACAGTTGGACGTGTGGGCATCCAACACGCAACAGAAGTTGCAGATACTGGAACAGATATTACCCATGTTCAACCCCAGCCTGGAGATACAGTCAACCGACAACTACATAGACTGGACGTCACTGAGCGTGGTTGAGCTCACTGGTGTGAACTGGAGTTCCAGGACCATACCACAGGGCACAGATGACATGATCGACATGTCCACGCTGACATTCCAGATACCCATATTCATCTCCATGCCGGCCAAGGTCAAGAAACTGGGCGTGATACACAAGGTCATAGCATCCATATACGACACCGACGGCAATGCCGCGGATGCCATCGTTGATGATGACATACTAATGGGCACCAGACAGAAGATCACTCCATTTGGTTACCAGACCATACTGATAGGCAACCAGATACAGTTGTTGAGACAGGAACAGGTGGATCCCACCAGGGCCACGCTGTCAGCACCAGCAGAGATCAGTGCCACTGATCCCGTGAAATGGCAGGGTTTCATCGACAACTATGGCGCATTGCGTGACGGCATCAGCCAGATCAGATTCACGTCGGAACACACCGACACCGAGATAGTGGGCACGGTTGCACTGCATCCAACGGATGACAGGTTCCTGCTGTTCACACTGGACCAGGACACCATACCCACCAACACGCTGGCGGCACTGACCGCGGTGATCGATCCGCTGAGCAGTGGACCGGGGGCAGGACTGGACACGGCTGTGAGGGGACAACGTTACCTGTTGACGGATGCCATCGGCAATGCCGACGATGACGAGAACTCAGTGGCCTGGGGCAACCTGGTGGCTGACAAGAACGACATAGTGGAATACGATGGCGGAGTGTGGAACGTGGTATGGGACGCATCAAACCAATCCATAGACGAGTCAACCAACATCACTGATTTCGTCACCAACACCACCACCGGCATACAGTACAAGTGGACCGGTACCGAGTGGGTGAGGAGTTATCAGGGACTGTACAGAGGTGGAGATTGGAGCCTAGTACTATAGACGCCGTGGGCGTCTGGTTCTATGCCAGGTCCACGGGACGATACCTATATCTCTTACGCAATGATCACAAACATCCTGGAACATGGGGTTTGCCTGGTGGCAAGGTCGAATCGGGCGAGAGCCTGATGGATGCCATGAGGAGGGAGTGTGCGGAAGAGATGGGACGCTTTCCCGACACCGAACGTGTCATGCCCATAGAACAGTTCACATCAAACGACAAGCGTTTCGTGTACCACACGTTCTTCGCGGTGCTGTCAGAGGAATTCACGCCACGGCTGAATGACGAGCATCTGGGTTATGCCTGGATCAACAACAGCGAAATACCCAAACCATTGCATCCTGGACTGTGGTCCACCATGAACATCGAAGTGGTCAGAGACAAGGTTAGGATAGTCGAGGAATCATTCAGACGTCACAGTGGCTGATCCACTGGTCGTAGGTCATTTCTGAGAAGTTCCTGCAGTCTTTCCAGGTGTCCGGAGTATCAATCCTGGTCCTGTTCCTCGTCAGATAGGACACACGCACGAACTTGGTCTTGGTATAGGTCTGCATGATCTCATGCACCTGCCTGGCCAGTTTCACGTTCTTGCCTTCATCAAAGTCATACCCGATCATGTAGATCTCCTGGTGTCCATCAAATGCCGCCAACCACACTGCGGTGGCAGGCTCCAGCAGTGCTGTGCCCAATGGTATGAGATACAGTTCCCCCGGGAACCTCAATAACTTGCCCGCTGACGAATACACCACCGTGTTTGCCACGTACTGTGTATCGACCAATTTCTGTAGCACCTCCAGATCCTTGGACACATAGAAATTGCAGGTGATCTCGTCACACACCCTGCCTGATCCATAAGACTGCAACCTGAGCTTGCCCAGTATGCCACCTCTGTGGTTCTGCAGGCGTTGGATGTTGAACTGTTCTCTGGACTCGCCGTCATATATGGCGACAGCACGTCCGGATATGTGTTGGTTCTCTATGGGATTCTTGATCCATTCTCTGTCCTGGATCTTCTTGCCGTCAACTATGCGACTGTTGGTTACGACGAACTCGCCTTCGTAGTCCGAGCGATAACGCTCGTGCATGCTAGACCTTGCCTACGGCCACTTCGATGACTCCTGCACCATCTCCTGATTTGGATTCCAGGGCCTTGCCCACCACGGAGCCTGGCACGTAGTTGGCCGGATCCCATGACTTGGCATGTCCGCTGGTTGCTGATGTCACCAATAGGTCGCCTCGGGTGATCTCTCCCACCACTTTGCATGGCACACGTCCCGTTAGGGCGATGTCCTGACCTTCAGTGCCTTGGTTCATCTTGTATGCTGGATTCTCTGAGACTATGCCCAGTACCTTGTGATCTGCATCCGTGTCACAGGCTGTGGCTTCTCTGTCGCCACCTATCACCACCACTGTGCCCACTTCATACATGTCATCCGTGGCATATCGCTCTGCCAAGTCAGCGTACTGTGCTGATGTGGCCTTGGCGTGTAGTGTGTTGAAACCCGTGGTCGAGTTGCCTAGGTTGCCCGTGCCGTCTGACTGTCCGTTCAGCACGTCGGCGTACCACACGTAACCTGCCGATGAATATCCACCTGCAGTGGATCCATCGTGTACTCTGAGCTCGTCCCTGTCCGTGTCGTAGGTTATCTCACCCGCGGCGCCGGTGAACGCATCATTCTGGCTTGTGGTTCCTCTTCTAAACTGTAGTACGGTAGGCATTTGCTGTTCCTCTAATTCTTTTCATTATTTATCTTGCATTAGGCGCCCACATTATCTTCACCGTCACCCAGATCGATGGTGGTAGTGGAACCCACTGGCTCCATTTGGTCATACACCGAACCCAGGTTCACGCCGAACGCATCAGCGGTGGCGGCATCAAATGGTGTTTCTCCATCGGCTAGGTCATCGTCCCCAGCGGCCGCTGGATGTGTGGTGAGAGTTGAATCCGTGAATCCTCCCGATCCTCCGCCCGCCGCAACGAATGACAGGTTGCCTGCCCCGTCAGTCTTCAACACCTGGTCAGCGGTTCCGTCTGCTGATGGCAGTGTGAACGTGACATTGGATGCCACTGTGCTGGGGGCCCTGATGCCTATGTAGTTACTGCTGTCTGAATCATAGAACTGCACGGGTGCCCTGGCACTCAGATCCAGGTTGGTTCCAACTGTTGGACTTGTTAATGTCTTGTTCGTTAGTGTTTGTGTACCTGCTTCAGTTACTAGTGTGCCCGAAACGCCGTCCAGTAAATTTAGTTCTGCCACCGTGGATGTCAGTGCGGTAGTGCCGTCATTCAGTGTGGCATATGTCAATGTGCCGGTAAACGTTGGACCTGCAGTTGGTGCCTTGGCGTCTAACTGCGTTTGGATATTACTTGTGACACCATCAACATAGTTGAGTTCTGCACCAGTTGCTGTGATTGCTGTGCCGCCGTAGTTTAGATTGCTGGCGCCAATGACAACTTCACCAGTGCCCTTGGGTGTGAGGTTGATGTCAATGTTTGTGTCATCACCTGTGGCACTCAGCGTGGGTCCACTGCCCGTGGCCGCATTGGCGATGGTCAGTTCGTTGACTGCTGATGCGGTCTCACTGAACTTCAGTAATTCAAGAGATCCGTCACCTATGGCATTGCCGTTGACATCGAGCTGGCCACCCAGTTGTGGAGTGGTGTCCTGCACTATGTTCAGCGTACCGGTACTGCTTATGGTTCCATTGATGAAGGCATTGGTCAGTGCCTCCATTATGTCTTTGTTTCTAGATTCTGCCATCTATCAATTCCTTCTTCCTGGTGGTGCTGTTGGAACGCTGAATCCGGACGAGGTATATCTCGCAACACCATGTGTTATCCTGAATCCAAAGATCTCTCCTATGAGTCCCCTGGTGTAACTGTCGTGCCAGTGGCTGAAGTGCATGCCACCATTCCAGTCACTTATGGTTCCGGTAAATGTGAATGTTTCTGCCAGCACGCCGTTGACGAACTGGTAACCGTTTGAACCACTCCTCACACATGCATAGTGATACCACTTGTTGAGTCCACACTGCACACTGCCATATGTGTCACCTGGGTCCGTGCCCACCTTGGTCCAGGATCCAGCACTGGTGGCCGTGTTCCTGTAGGACACTCCGGTGTAACCCGTTGGATTGATTGCCAGTGCGATGGCACCGGTACTGGTGACATTACAGATAAATGTATCACCGTATGTGCCACTGTTGACCTTGTCCCGCTTGAACCAGAAATCAATAGTAAAGTCCTGGTCTCTGAGATTCATGACTTCATTGTTGGTGACGGTGATGTAATCCGTGTCAGCCTTGAACTTGATGGTTCCGTCAACATCTGATGGGAATGAGAAATTGGTATTGTGGTCAACTTCCTTGGTGGTGCTCACCGTGCCAGTGGCAGTGATGGTGGCCGCATTGTCACTTGCGTCTGCCGCCGTAGATGCTGAACTGGTGATCAGCAGTTCAGTGTTGGTCACGGCAGTCAATGCCGAGGTAGGTGGCGTGAATGTACTTGTGTAGACTGCTGTGCCCACCACAAGCCTTAGGTCTGTGATGTATCCATTGAAATCATATCCATTGACGGCCCGTCCAATGGTCACTGCGTTGTCATTGAAACTCTGTGTGTCAGAGGTAGCACCCCCGACTTGGACACCGTCCTGCCAGAGATAGATTGATCCACTGCTCCTGGTAACTGCCAGATGATGCCACTTGTGTAAGGTCAGATCCGTTGAAGAAACTGTTGTGGTGACATTCTGGGATCCTGCCTGGAATTGCCACTTCTGTGTCGTGCTGTTCAATCTAAAGAAGTAGTCTTCATCATCAGCCACGTTGGCATAGGTCGTTGCAAAGTGACCATAGTTTGAAAACGCATTTACTTTTACCCAGGCCTCGAGCGTGAAGTCTTCATTTGTTCCTATCGCACGGTTGGTATCTGTTGCCGCTGTGAGGTAATCACCACTGCCGTCAAAGAACGAGGCATATCTCAGGTGCAGGTAGTTGCCGTCGGTGACTTCTGCATTGTTGTTGAAAGTGGTGACATATTGTTTACCTGTTCTTTCAAATAAAGCATAATTTTTAAAACTTAATAATGCTGATGTACCACTCACGGCAGTCAATGCCGAGGTGGGTGGTGTGAAGTTTGATGTATAGACTGCTGTTCCTTTGACAAATCTAAAGTCAGCCAGGTAACCGCCCCATGGTCTGGTAAATCCGTGAAGATAACCCAGTGTCAATGCCCTTGATGTATGAGCTATGTCAGCGGAGGAGGAGTAAGTTTCAGTTTGAGCCTTTCCATTGATATACATTTTAACGACACCTGAGCTTCTGACTATTGCCAAATGATACCAGGTATCAAGTTTTATTGTGTCATTACTGGTGATACGAATTGTCCCTTCTGTCCCCCAAATCACTTTTGCATTTGATCGTGTGTGTACCCAATTACCTTCAGAACCAACACCATCATATGTGCTCCAGATGTCT